TGCTAACAACGCCTATGCGCAAAACCAATTAACCGCGGGTCAAGGTAATCAACAAGCGGGGCTAACTGCTAATCAACAGGGTATAGGGGCTCTTCAAGGTATGGGGCAAGTTGCTTCAGGATTAACAAGTACAGGCTCTGCTCAAAATGCGGCTGACTTAGCTACCTTAGGGGCTCAAGGACAAGCAGCTAATGCAGGACAAAACCTAGCTCAAAGTGTCCTTGATGCACAATCAGGTAACGCCGCTAGTTGGCTCAATGCTCCTACTTCTATTAATGCAGGGGTAGTTAATACCTTGGGAGGTCAGAATGTACAAGGAGGAGGAGGTACCACAACAACTACAGGATCGCCCGGCAAATGGGCTCGTGGTGGGTTAATTAAGAATGGTAAAGTAAGCAACAGAGGTAAAAAATAATGAGTGTTCCAGTAACTAATGAAGCTTACAGCCAGCAAAACAACCAGCTTTTTGATTGGGCAAAAACAGCTACTCCACAGCAGATAGAGGCGGCTAAACAAGGGCTACCAAAAGATTCTCCTCTATTACTAGCTATAGGTATGGGCGTTCAGTACCAACAACAAGCTAGAGCGCCTCGTCCCCAAGCTCCACAAGGTACTATACTGCAACAGAAGCTACAAGAGTTTCAACAAACATCTCCACAAGGCTTACCACAAGTACGCCAAAACCAGATGGCTATGCAACAAACAGCTCAACAAAACCCTATGTTTGGTGCAGGACTAGCGGTAGCCCCTGAGAATACTGAACAAGCTCCTCAACAAATGGCAGCAACAGGTGGTATAACTGCTTTAGCTCGTGGTGGAGAGGTTAGAGGTTTTGATGGTACAGATGGTAGTTTAGCTAAGTTAGTAGAGGACGAAAATGCAGTAGAAGACGCGGCTACCACTGAAGAAGATGGTATAGCTAATGAAGGGAAGTGGTTTGATAACTTTGCAAAACAAGCTAAGAACACAGGTACTGATCTTTTAGATAAATATAAAGCTTATACCAATACAGCACCTAGTGCAGGACTACCGTCTATTAATTTAGGAGGAGACCCATCTTCACCTTATGGTCAGTACGAAGCACCTACATTAGAAGCTCCTATTTCTGATATGGGTATGCCTACTGAACAAACTAGTCCTAAAAATGATTATAGACTGTCAGATATGGTAGCTCCTAAAGCTAAACCTAAAGTTAAAGCTCACCATAGTAAAAAAGATACTGCTCCTGCACCGGGTAGTTCTGCTGAAGCTAATGCCGCTTCTCCTACAGCTAAAGGAGAGACATACCAAGGCTTAGATAAGTACCTCTCTAAAGGGGTTGTAAACCCTAGTTCTTATGATGCGGACGCCGTAGTGGCGTCTATGTTAAACAAAGATACTACTCCACATCTTACAGCAGAAGAATCAATAGCACAGTACCAGAAGTTATTAGGTCCTGAAGCTGATATGTCTGAAGAAGTAGGTATGGCTAGAGAAAATGCTGCAAACGCTAGAAGAGACAAGGGGCTTGGTGCATTAGTTGGAGGTATAGGTGGTATGTTATCTGCTCAAACTCCGTATATGAGCCAAGCTCTAGGTGCAGGTCTTATGTCTGGCCTCTCATCTTATCAATCAGGTGCTAAAGAACAAGGGACTGCAGACAAAGAATTAATGGCTCTACAAATGGCTCAAAAGAAATCTGATCTTGCAGGTCATAGGGCTGCTGCTGAGGCGTATATAGGTCAACAAGCTAAGATGGCTGAGAAAGAAGCAGAAGCTAGGGCTAAAAGAGAAGAGACAATGCTTGGAATTAGAGGAAATTACGGCGTTGAAAAGCTTAAGAATGTGGGGGCTATGAATATAGAACAGCTTAGAGCTTCACAGGCGCAAGCCATACAAGCAATGAAGAATATGTCTACGATGGAAGAAGCAGCGTTTAAAGCAGGTAATTTATCAGCGGATAAACTAGCAGAAATCTATGGTCGTGGACTGCAAGGTGGAGGGTCTCCAGAAGAGATACAAGAGGGAGTACAAGGGTTAATGACAATTATGAATCAATACAAAGGAAGGGGTGGTGCTAGTGGGGGCGGTTCTAGTAACCCCTTTGCCCCAGTAGGAAATTCTGGAGTTTTTTATAACCAACCTAAAAAATAGTAATATATAATAACCCCTAATAAATTTACTAACTGGAAGCAGCATGGCTAATACAGAATCAAATCCTTTTGCTTATAACCCTGCTGTTTCCGCAGACCTTTTTGGAATACAACCTGCTACTCCTACACAAGCACTTCCTGAAGAGGACATATCTCAGTATATGCCTCAACCCCAACAAGGTCCCGCCTCCTCATACGGAGAAGCGTTTCTAAAAGCTGAGGGTCAATACGGATTACCAGAAGGCTTACTATCTACTATAGGCTACAATGAAAGTAGGTACAACCCTAATGCCGTAAGTCCTGCAGGTGCTACTGGTTTGATGCAGTTAATGCCTCCTACTGCTAAAGAGTATGGGGTTGATGCACTTGATCCGTATGCATCTATTGATGCTGCTGGTAAGAAGATGGCAGGTTTGGTTAAGTATTATAACGGTGATATGGCTAAGGCTGTTGCTGCTTATAACTACGGTGAAGGCAATCTTAATAAAGCTATACGAAAAGCAGGGGACAACTGGCTATCAGCTACTCCTAGAGAAACACAATTATACGTATCTAATGTACTAGGTGGGGCGCCTCCTCCTGAACAAGAAGGCCCTAAAGGGGAGATGTATGAAATTCCTTTAGCTAATGGGGGTTCTTTACATGCTCCTGTTGGTATGCCTAGAGAGCAAGCTATTGCAGATGCTAGAGCACACGGTATAGATGCAGTTGGTCTAAGAGAAGTACCTTTAGCTAATGGGGGCACATTACGGGTTCCTGATAATATGTCAGACGAAGAAGCTGTTAAACGAGCCTCAGAAGCAGACCCTACTATAGATTTCTCCCTACCCAAAAAAGAAACAGAAGGTCGTGGTACTAAGGTATTGGAAGATATTGGTGTAGGCGCTATGAAAGGCGGTGTAGGTCTAGGTCAATCTTTTATAGGCTTAGCTGATCTTCTTACACCGGGAGATTTAGGGGGGGCCGTTGAAGATGCAGGGCTTGACCTCAACAAAGTGCAAGAGTACTTAAGTACGCAATACTCTCCTCAACAACAAGAAGCCATTAAGAACTTAGCTGCAGCTCATGGATGGAGAGCTGTCCTACAAGCCGCTAAAGATAACCCCTCAGCAGTAGTTTCAGCTATAGGTGAGTCTGCAGGTCAAATGGTAGGTGGTGCAGGTATAGCTAAAGCAGGGTTAATGGGGTTAGGTAAAGTTTTAACTAAAGTACCAGCAGTTGCTCCTTATTTTGCTGCAGGTATAGGTGAAGCAGGTGTAGGTGCAGGTGCTCAGAAAGAAAACTTAAGAGTTACCAACCCAGAAGGCGAAGCAACAGGAGCAAACACCCAAGCGGCGTTACTTACAGGAGTTGGGACGGGTGTAGTTGGAGCTGCAGGTGCTAAGCTTACTACGGCATTAGGGGGTATTGACCCCAACATACTTCTCTCAGGCAACGCTAGGAAGATGGCACTGCAAGAGTTTGGGGATGTTGCTAATACTCCGGGGTTCTTTAGGTCTACCCTAGTATCTATGATAGGCGAAGGTGTATTCCAAGAAGCGCCTCAATCAGCCATAGAACAAATGGCTCAGAACTATGCTACAGACAACCCCAAAGGTTTACTAGACGGTGTTGAGGATGAAAGTGTGAAGGGCGCTCTTATGGGCGCTATCATGGGTGGTGGTGCAAACACTGCTAGTCAAATAGCAGGTACTACAGAACAAGCACCTCCTCCACCTCCACCACCCGTAAACCCTCCAGCAGGTGAGATACCTGTACCCCCTCAAGGCGAAGTACCTGCACCTCCAGTAAATCCTTTAATTATCACTCCTGAAGAAAGAGCACGTGTAGCTGAAGCAGCGGCAGGTGGCCCACCAGTAGTAGCAGGGGTGGAAGAAGTTGTAGCAGGAGCACCAGTAGTAGCTGTGAAAGAACCTATACTAAGAGGGAAAAAAGAAAAGCCTGTAAAGCCTGTAAAGACTGAGCCTACTTGGGTTACAGATATGCTAGGACTGCATAAAAAAAGTGGAGTATATAAAAATATTGCATCTAAAGGTTTGGATATTAACAACCCTGCTGACCATGAAGCTATTAGAAAGATAACAGCCCCTGTTATTGCAGAACTTAAAAGAGCAGGTACTATAACAGAGGAGCAATCAAAAATACTACCGAACTACATGGAAGCAATACAACAAGGACAAACTACACCTACACTAGGAGAGACAACTGATGCCCAGCAAATCCCCAGCACAAGCCCGATTAATGGCGATGGCAGCACACAATCCCAAGAAAGCCAAGCAGCTGAAGATATCACCCAAGTTGGCAAAGGAATGGAATCAGAAGGACAAGGGATCGAAGCTATTGAAACAGGCGCTAAAGAAGAAGTAGCCCCTGCATTAATAAGTGCGTCACAAACTGTGTTAGATAAGTATGATGCAAGTATAAGAAAGTCAAAAACTAGGGAACCTTCTCAAACTAACATAGATGCTTTATATAATATTGCTACAAGACTGGGCTTAGATATAGACCCAGATATGCCTCATTCAGGAGTAGCTAAACAGATAGAACAGGCTATAACACCTACGGCACAAAAAATAGGTGTAGGGCTACAGATAAACCAGCAAGGGATTGATAGTGTAATAGATAAAGCAGGTAAGAAGGATGAGGGTGAAGTTGGTGTAGAAGGGGTTTCATATATACCTAGAGATGAGATGTATGCTGAGCATTACGAACATACAACAGATAAAGGAGAAGCCTCTATAGATACCGCAGGTCGGGGTCTTTATATAACTTCAAATAATCCTGCACAGACCTATAATATAAAAGCCATAAATGCACAAGATAGAGGGGAGGTATTATATCTTGAAACTGCAAATAAAGGAAAAGTATCGGTAGATTATGTTAAAGGCAGTATAACCTTTACTGGGCGCAATAAATCAGGGGTTCCAGTCCCACTAGCTCATTTTAATATAGTTGAAAACAATTTATCAGACTTATTAAATAGCAAATACGGTTCTAAAGAACTAAATAAAATATTATATGACTCGTTAACAAAACCTTCTGAGGAAGGGGCTCTTCATGTTATTGATAAACTAGGATTTGGTAATAGTACGTCCAAATTATTTAACGCTGCGTCAACTGGTTTGTGGAGAAAGTACCATCCAGATTATATAGATGAATATAATAAAGAACGCGGTCAATCAAAGACTAAAAATGGTGTTGTTGATGAGGGTGAAGTTGGTGAGTATGAGAAGAACCAACTGATAGTGCAAGGGTTTGCTGATAAAAAAGCCGCTAAGGAAGCTGCAGATGCTAAGATCGTAGCTGATGACGCAGCTGAAGTATTAAGGAAAAACAAAGAAGCTGAAGCTAAAAAGTTATTAGAAGTGCAGGGTAAGAAAGCTAAAAAAACTAAGAAAGTTGTAGATGAAGATGTAGAGGAAGATGTAGAAGATACAACTAAGACGTTATCAGATGACTCTATGTATGATTTTGAGGACGATAGCGATATAGCTGAACAAATGGATTTTGGTGATTTTGACTATAGCGGGCATGATTACCAATCAGTAGCACCTACTTCTGAACTTACCGAACACACCGCCGCTTCGTTGTCTAAGACCTTATCACCTGAGATGAAACGCCTAGTGGCATCTGGTAAGGCTGTTATGCATGATACTGCTGAGACTCTACCTGAAGGCAAACACCCTGCGAACGTGCAAGGGCTAACTACTGCTGAAGGTGTAACTCACTATGTAGCTAACAAGCTAACGCCTGAGACTCTAGAGAACGTAGCATTGCATGAGGTGGGAACCCATGTAGGTATGGAGAACTTAGTTGGGTCTAAAGTATACAAAGATATTGCAAACCAAGCCCTGAACAATGTAGGGGAAGTTTTTGATAAGGCTCGTGCTTCTATTCCTAAAGATACACCTACACACTTGCGCCACCATGAGGCACTTGCTTATCTAGTAGAGAACGCTCCAAACTTACCTGTCGTTAAAAAGATTGTATCTGCAGTTAGGAACTTTGCCCGTATGCATTTGGGTATGAAGCTACAACTAACTGAAGCTGATGCTAGGCACCTAGCTGTTAAAGCCTTACGCAGAGAGTCTAAAACTGCAGTACGAACCGCTCGTAAAGAAGGTACGTCTTATTCAATCAAACCAACTAAAGATGCACAGGATATTGGTAAAGCATTAGTTGGTTTGGGCCTTGTTAAGACTTCAGATAAAAGTATAAGTGGGGTTATCCGAGAGGCTGTTTCTGGTTTTATGACAGGGGACAATATAGTTAAGTTGCGGGCTGGGTGGATAGATGACTCAGCTGCGATAAGCCGTTTATTGAAACCGCTAGATATGTTTGACCCAAAAGGAAAGATGCGAGGAGACTTCGTACTTCAGTCAATAGGAAACCTTAGCAATATGTTGCGTAATAGCAGGGGGTATATAGACACAACTGGTGACGGAACTCTTATGTCTGTAGACGACCCTAGACTAGACTTGCATAATAATATTAAACTTATTGACGGACTAGGGTATAAGGACAACCGCAAAACATTCTTCACAGCTCTGCGTGTAGTGGCTGGGAAAGAGATACTCCGTATAGATGTAGAGCGCCGGGCTGATGCTAAGTTATATAAAGATTTTGAAAAGGTCCTACAAGGGGATATAGATCACCTAACAGGTGCGTTAGTAGACGCAAGAAGGGCACTTGCCGCTGCGGTTACTGCTAAAGATGCAGTTCAAATAAAAGACTTTAAGAGTGTTATATCCATCATTACTAAAGAAAAAGTAGCCCTTACTACTAGAGCCACTCAGTTAAAAGAAGCCTCTAATAAGCTATACGCTAAGCATGGTAAGAAATCTGCAGTTGACGTACAAGCTGACATAGATGCTAAGATAGCAAAAGCAGAGAAGAAAGAAGCACTTGTGGCTACTACTACAGACAAGACTAAACGTGACTCCTTACTAGACCAAGTGGAGAAGCTTAGAAATGATGTTGATAGGTTAACTAAAACACTAGAAGTAGGTGTGGGTACTGAACAACGTGTTACGCCAGAAGATATTGCCTTGACTGAAGCGTTACTGATTGAAGACCCTAGACTAGGGGACATCATGAATAATATATTTGAGAGGCTCCGTAAAGATGTAGACCTATTTGAAAAAGCAGGGATTATTAATAGTACTACAGCCAATGATTGGCGATCAAACCCTGCTTATATCCCCCTATATAAAAGTATAGAAGATTTATCTGACGACCCTTCTAAATACGTAGAGGTGCTCTCACTAGGGGCTAAACATTCTTGGGAAGTTAAATCACGTGAAGGGAGTAAGCAAACGGTTAATGTCGCAGAAAACTTAGTAAAGCACTCTGCGCTTATGGCAGGGGCGGCGGCTCAAAACATTGCAAGGCAGACTGCGGCTATGCAGTTAAACGCAGTTGCGGATACTCTTTTTTATGAAACGAAGGACCGAAGTGACCCACAGGCAACTAAGTTTAAGGTGAATGGGGAGGATGTTTACTACCACATAGGGGACACTCTAGCGTTTGAAGCATTCCAAACTATGATACCCCTTCAGCCGGGGTGGATGAGAAAAGTAGCTAAAGCACACGCAAATGTTTTTAGGAAAGTTACCTTGACCACCCCCGTATACTGGTACCGTCAGCTTATACGGGACCCTTTGATGGCAAACTTAGTAACGCAGTCGGGCCTTATTACACCCCTACACGCTTTATATCACATGGGTAAAATTGTAGCCCGCCGTTCTGAGGGGTATAACGAGCTACAGAGAAGGGGTATTACGGGTGCCGTAGATACCTTAACAGATACAACACAACTTGTAAAAAGCATAGCAACTAAACGTGGGGTATCAGGTTGGCTTAGGGACTTTATTGTACACGTACATGAAGCGTCCGATGCAGGTACTAGGGTTGCTGTTTATGAAAAGGCTCTTAAGCTGGCAGCTAAACGTGGGATAGTAGACCCTCAACAACGTAAGAATTTTGCTGCGATGCAAGCTAAGGAATTAATAAACTTCTCTAAAAAAGGAAAGTCTAGGAATCATGCGGCTATGCGAGACTCTGTCCCTTTCTTTGCTTCTACGTTAAATGGTATGGACACCCTTGCTAGAGCCGCAATTCCGGGGGGTTACGGTAATTTAAACGTAAAAGATGCGGCTACTGTTAGAAAGCACTTCTATGCTAATGCGGCTATGGTAACAACAGCTTCTATATTGTACGCTCTACAGATGGACGATGATGAGGAGTATAGGAAATCCACCGACTGGATAACTAGTTGGCTAATACCTACAGGAAATAAAGATAACCCTTTTATAAAAATACCTATCCATTTTGAAGCGGGGTTTTTATTTAAAGTTATCCCTGAAATACTGGTGCGTGTAAGTAGGGGATCGCTTACACCTAAAGGGGGTAGGAAAGCGTTGTGGGAGGCGTTTAAGGCTCTATCGGTACCTCCAATACTCCCTCAAACAGTTAAGCCTGTAGGGGAAGTATTAATGAACCATGACCTTTATACAGGCAACCCTATTAATAGTTTTACAGAAAGTAGACTGCCTTTAAACCAACGTACAGCACACGCAACTCCTTTAGCTGAGAAAATAGCAGGGGGGTTACCAAGCTTTTTAAATATGTCCCCTAATGATATAGAGCATTTAGGTAAAGGTTGGTTTACAGAGGCGTGGGCACTATCTGCTTTGTTGGCGGATGCCTATATCTCTAGTGTTACGGGGGTATCTGCTCCCACGAAAGAGTTAGGAGAAAAGTTCTTATGGAAAGGGGTAGTAACTGCTCCAGCTAAAGACAAAGCTCTTAGTGATTACTACGCCTTAGCTAAGTCAGCAGAACAAATTGTTAATGGTATTAGAGCTTATAAGCAAGTTGGGGATAAAGAGGAAGCTAAGGCTTTAAGGAACGAACCTGAGAATGAGAAACTACGTAAGATGGCTCCTCTACTAGGAGCAACAGGGGAACAGATCGGAACTATGCAAGGGCGTATAGCTCGTATAAAGAATACGCCTGATACTGAAATGTCACCTGATGAAAAAGCTACACGTATACGGGTACTTCAAGAAAAGATTAATAAGCTGGCAAATCGGGCAATAAAACGAGCTGATGAAAAAGGCGTAAGCAGGTAGAAAAGGGGGCGTAAAGCCCCCTCTCTTTTAGTGGATTTTAGTTGCGTCTAATACTAATGCTAATACTGCAGGGCTGTCTTGTGGAGTACCTGCAGACATACGTATTCTAGATACATCAAGTAGTACACCTAGCTTAGATAAGTCGTCCGTCATACAGCTATAGGATATCTGCTTTTTAGCACACCAAGACTTCAACACAGAAGATATGATATACGCTCGTTTCACATCTGGCTCCCTCCTAATAGCTAGTGGACCACGTGGTGTCTCTATAGGTACAGTCAGCATACCCTCTATATTAGGTGCCTTCTGGTTTATGATAAGCTGATTCTGTATATGCTCTAACATGAACGTGCCTAGAAAGGCACTTGACCTATCCAAAGAAGACTCATTACTAGCTCTTACCTTCCTGCTCAACTGCTTAACCATACGATCAAATACAGGCTTAACTGGAACCTCTATCAAGCCTAGGTCATTAGCTACTTTACCACCCCACAGAGCTGTTGCACATAGAGCTGAGTAGTATCTATCAGGTTGTTCAAGACCTGCAGTTGTATCGAAGTCTACTTGTATCATCTTTAAGTCTTCAACACAGTCATCGTAGTTATCTAGTACATACTGCATCATAACCTCGCCAGCATGTCCGTAGTTCTCCATTAAGTCCCTAGAGAATATCTGGTCTGTCTGTTGCTTAGTCATAGTATCACTACGTACAACCTCTACTTCAAGCACTCGTAAGAGTTCTCCTTCAGGATCAGCTTTCTCCATCTGCAAGACCTCATGCAGACTGTTGTTACCAGAGGTGATGCAAGGTAAAGACCATGTAGTGTTGTTCACTCGTTCTGAGTTAGCCGCAGCTTGTAGCCTATTCTTACCTCGCCCATTAGTAACACCAAATGCCAGATTGCTAACCTCTGTAGGGTGTAGATTAGTAAGCTCATCCATGCATAAAATCATGTTTTGAACTACGCCCATACGGTGGTACTTAGACTGCACAGTATCATCTTTAACCAGCATAGCTAGATCAGGATGGCCCCAAACGCTGTTAGCTACTTTCTGTATAGTTGACTTACCTACCCCAGAAGAGGCATTGGTAAGATGCACAATAGCACCACCTAAAGCAAAGAACTTAAACATAGGTGCACCTAAACTTAAGAACAAAGCAAAGGCTCTTATCTCATTACCCTCTAATGCATAGCAGTCTGCTACCTTTTTCCATTCATCTACTGTGCCTTGTTTAGAGTAGATGTGTGTTATGTTCTCCGTAGCCTCTGAAGGAGGGCTATACTTAGGAGCTGCATTTTTTGTAAGTTCTCTTGTACCGATAACAAAAGACTTACCCCCGTCATTCCATCCAAATTGTTGTCTCACTAGTTCCGCCGCCGATGTATTTTGTAAATGTTTAGTCCATGTCACCAAGTAGCCCATTAACCCTTTCATCTGGTATGTACTAGCGGCGACACCACGTTTTGATAACATATCCCTACATTTATCCCCTGCTGTTACCGTAGCGAGAGGTGCCACAAAATCACTAATTCCATCATGAGGTCTGATAAGTCGCATGTGGATAACTTCACCTACATCTGGGTCTGTACGTCTACCCACTACATAGAAGTCGTTTTCATATACAAGGTTCTTATCCTCTTCTCCTTCATCAGCATCATCAAGCGGCTTCTTGATATACACACCGCCTTTAGGGCCTCTGAAATAAGGGAACGGATACTCAGGTATCTCTATATCTACCTCACCTAGATCAGGACTAACTGCCGTGATAATGTTCTCAGTAGGTGTGGCTTCCAGTATGTCCTTGCCTAGCATCAAAGGAGTTTTTATCTTACCCCTGTGTACACATGTCTCACACAGCCCTGCAGGTCCGGTGGTGTTAAAGGTGTCGCATAAGAACGGACCACTAATCCTAGATGCCTCATACTCTGTCTCTGCTGGGTCGTAGGTATCGTACTGGTTGGATATGTTATGTATGGCTGTTTCTTTGTCAGAGCAGTATTGGGCTATTGATAGTCCTGCCCTCCATAAAGGTTCGTTGTCTTCTTCATTAGGGAAATTGTATATATGTGCTAGATGAGCACATCCCTTACCTGCTAAGCTCTTCTTCATAATCCGAGAGAACTTATAAATTGTATTCCCTAGCAGTGCTCTAGTTGTGTCATTTAAACCAGAACCTGTATTGCCTCCTGATAGTTCCAGCATAGTGACAGGGGTTAACTCACCTGTATTTAGTAATGATTTAAACAACTCTATAGGTTTGGAAGGGCTTAGCTTTAATACAGTTACATCTGCTTCCAGACCGCCTTTAAAGTTAGTAGTATCTGGTAGCCGCAATATACGCACAGCATCAGTAGTTAGTCCTTTGTCCTTTACCTTGAACCCCTCGGACATAATGCGTTGTACAAGAGCTACCGCTAAGGGCTTCCAAGTGTTGTAATCAACTGCTTCAGTAAACGTCCAATAGCAATGTATACCGTACCCTGAGCTAACTATCGTAGGTGTAGGTAGTTGTAATGCACCTGAGAAGTTCTTTAGTGCAACCAACCCATCATGCTGAGTAGGAAACTCTGTTCCTTTACCGATATCTAAATCAATATAAAGACTTCTAAATCCTTTAGTGTTCTTGGCAAATCTACCCGATCTATCGTTGTATGATGCAGGTGAAAAGTAAGCATCCCTATTATCTAATGGTTGTTGCTCTGCCCACTGGTCTACTTCCTCAAGGGTATTTAAAAATGTCTGTTGAGCTTTACCTTTTTTGATCCCGACTACACAATACACGCCTTCAAAAGGTAGAATTTGCTTAAGGAACTCTAAACGGTTCACACATGTCTCCAAATTCTACGGTTTATAATCATACATATTAATTGATTACATACCCCGTATATATCAGCAAGTCTTTGATGTGTAATACCCCCTTGTAAATATGTATCTCTAATAGAAACAACGTCCTTCTCAGTTAATTTAGAATTTTTATGCGTCTCCCCTTTAGGGGCTCTTCCTTTAAGAGATTTATCACGGTTATTATCAGAGGCGTCTCCGATAAAAAAATGAGCGGGGTTTTGGCAGAGCTTATTATCACAAGTATGTAATACATAGTCATGGTTATTTAGGCTTCTTATACTCGGAATTAATCCTGCAATATAAGCAGCTACTCTATGAGCACTTCCTTGTTCTCTAGGAGAATTAAATTTAAACACTCCATAACCACTAGCAATAGAAGGGGACTTCCAGTTCCAGCACTCAGCCTCCTCTTTTTTATCTACTTTACGCCAGTAATTTTTTAGTTGGTTTTCTGTTAACATGGCATCTACCTTTTTTACGGGAAAAAAAGGGGCGGATTGTACCGCCCCACAAGCGTAACTAGTTTTACCTAGTCAGCCCACTCCCCAAGAATCGACTCCATAGTGGTCGGTGTAGGGGTAGCAGATGCTTTCTTTTCTCGTACTATAGGTTCTGCAGTCTCAACTGCTTTAGGCTTAGGTGCTTCTTTCTTTATGAACTCTAATTCTTCAGGCTCTTCAGATCGTGCAGACTTAGCTGAAGCTGGTTGGAATGACATAGTAACTGCCATCTTAGCCTCTGGAGATTTGCCATGTGTAGTAACAGCTTCCAGCTCTTCTATCTCTAAAGCACGAACTGCTCTAAATACCATCTTAGGTGTAGCTGAATCTGTATCAAAACGCATCTCAGTTACTACATCAGTAATATTAAGACCGTTTGAACCTAACAACTTAGCGTACTGCATAAGAGGCATCTTGTTGTTCTCACCCTTACCGAATAGAGAAGTAGCGGCTAGAGATAGTTCATACAGCTCACCACTGATAGCATCGTTCTCTAACAGTACAGCCAGTCTATGTGTGTAACGACAAGCTCTACCTGATCCTTGTTTTGCAGACCCTGCGATGTTTTGTGGGCATGTTGCACAGTTTACAGATTGTGCAGACTCACTGTTCTTATCAGGTTGGTCTCCATCATTACTCCAGCAAGAAGGAGCAGTTACTACACCCTCTTGATAAGCCGCAGAATAAAACTGCCTAGATGTTTTTGGAGCTGCCGCCGCAATGATAATGTTCATTGCTCTATCTTCGTTCTTAGCAATCTCTTGACCGCCTACTACCATACGAAAGATATTACCTTTGATTGAGATACGTCTAGTGCTAGTACCACCCATAAGGGCTCTAGTAGTTTCACTCAGCTCTACGTTTCTAAAATGTGCTGGTACTGCACCGCCATTTTTAAAGATACTCATTTCATTGCTCATTGTACTTCCTCGTTTGGTTGTTTTTTGGTTATGGTATTTTTTAAGCGTAAGAACTCTGCCACATTAGTAGCACTGTATACTGGCCTTTCATTGGTAACAACAGTACTACGTACACCTTTATAGTAGGTGTCGAGTGCCCCTGCCTGTCTAAGCCTACGTAGTGTCCTGCTGGAGAGACCTAGTATCTTACTAACTTCTGCTCCCGTCAAGAAAACTTCTTCCTCATCCATTTACTTTCTCCTAACTGTGATGCTATAACGACTATCTACGTTCATACCGGGTGGCATGAGAGTAGGGTTTTCTTCTAAAAAGTTTTTCATATTGGTTTGGTGTACCCTCTGTTCCATTAGGTCTAATGCATCATTATCTTTAATGAATTGTTTCATGCTCCCCCAGTCTGAAGTCCAGTACCTAGTTTTAACTGTTTTAAACACACTACCTGCAGGTGTACGTAACCCCTCGGCACCCATTTCTTTGCACATCTCTAACAAGGCTTGCGTAATAATATCTTGCTGTGCCTTGATAGCACCTTCTTTCTCATCAAACTCTCTTTGGAGTTTTACTAGTGCATCACGCATCTTTATATAGACCGTAACTAATTGTTCTGCGTTCATCATTGTCTCCTATTCTATTGGTAGGGCTAACTCAGTGTTTGGTAAAGGTACAAGCATCTCAGGTGTTGGTGTTCCACTATCATGTAAAATAAATGTAGCTGGTGCATTCGGTCCTACTATGGCTGTCATGCCACCTACGTCCATAACCTGCGTGACCCCATTACCGCCCATATCTAATATGTTGTACCCGTTAGCTGTAGGTACGATGGCTTGCATAGGCTGTCCCGGCGTTAGTATAAGTGCCGCCGCTATAGATATAGTTGGTGCTAATAGCATTAAAAATAATATGTTCTTCATATCTTTCTCCTAGTGTAAAGTTTTGGGTGTATCTAAATAAGCACGTATCTCTTTAGCAAGTACGCCTCGTTCATTTCTTTCACAGCTTCTAATTAAATTCTCCAGAGCTTGTACAGTTGCAGTCTTATAAAGGGTATCTAAGACATTCATAAAGTAGTCAGCATTTGGCTCATCGACTGGTACACTAAATCCTATACCTAGATCACTCTCCTGAATCTTTACAAGTACGTATAACCCCTCATCATCTTCATCACCATCTTCTTCTATTTCTAGTATTTCTAAGTCTTCGTTCATTCTAATACCTCTTTAAATAAGTCTAATAGCTTCGTTTGGGAAGCCCCTTTGTTCTCCAGTACACCTAGTACCTTCTTCTCTACTGAGCTTCCTATTAAATGCACGACTGTACATCTGTTAATCTGCCCTGCTCTGTGTATACGTGCATTAGCTTGCATGTATGTTTCTAGTGATAGGGTCATACCCCACCAGATAATTGTAGCGGCTGCATGTAGAGTAACTCCATGACTAGCAGATTGTGGTTGAATAACTAGTATGCGTGGGTCTTTGCTAGTCTGAAACTGATTGAATATCTCCGCCCTCTTACCAACACTTACCCCACCATGTATTATGTCTACGGTATGCCCTGCATCTGTCAGAACTTTCTGCACCATCTCGATAGTATGCCTAAACATAACGAACACGATCACCTTGTGCGCTGTCTCATCAATAATACTTAGTAGCTCAGTAGATCGGTTCTTAACATCAAACTCAATAACCCCACCTGTATCTGAGTACACAGCACCTGCTGATAGTTGGAGCAACTTGTTCAAAGCTACTGCCGCATTAGCCGCAGATATCTCCTCACCTCCTGCCATCATAAGCATCTCTTTCTTGAGTAACTTGTAGTACTTCTCTTGCTGTGCTGTTAACGGTACATCTCTGGTCTGATACACAAGTTCTGGTAAGTCTAAGCACTCTTCCTTTGTGTACCGTATGGCAGGTTGTAAGATGCTATGTACTATCTCCTCTGCCTCTGGACGGTTCCTAAACACAAACATAGACTGCCGTATCTGTACTAAATCCCTGAATGCATTGAACGCTCTAGGCACACTCTTGGGGTTCATTATCTTAGCTAGTCCATAGGCATCTACCGGAGACTGCGCCGCAGGTGTACCTGTCAGTAACCATAACCACGTATCGTCCTTGATTAGTTTGTTTAGTACTTTCCAACGCTTAGTAGCTACGTTCTTAAGATGTGTTGCCTCATCCACTACGATCAGATCAAAGCCTCCTGCATCTATCTCATCTTGAACAATCTCTACACCATCGTAATTGATAATGATTATCTCAGCACTACCCTTAATAATCGCAGCTCTCTTATCACGACTACCATGTGCTATCTCTACTGATCGGTGCATGACTGTTCTGAATAAGTCCCTACGCCAAGCGGCATCCATAATGGATAGAGGGCAGATTACTAGCATACGTCTTATCACACCTAGCTTCATTAGGTAGTCTGCCGCCCAGATAACAGAGTTGGTCTTGCCTGTGCCCATTTCAGATAGACAGAACGCCTTCTTATTTAGGGTCAAGAACTCTGCTGTTACCCGCTGGTGGTCAAAAGGTTTATACATGCCTGTCCACTTATACTGAGTACGGATAGGTGATGGCACATTAGGGAGTTTCATGTTGTTTAGTATATGCGCTTCACCTAAACCAAAATTAACCCACACTTCTCCTTCAGCTACCAGCCTACTTCTATCAATCACTGACGTAATAGCGTCAGGGTCATCAGTTTTTATGGACAGGAGTTTGTCCTGTTTAACTTCTATTATCATTATTTATCCTCTACAGTCCCTTATGGGGACGAGTCAGTAAATCAAATTATTCGTCTAGTATACTTAGTAATGGGTCTCTTGTCAATGGGGTCTCATGCATCCACTTGCGTAACTGATTCTTACAGTTTTTCCTTTCTTGAGACTTAACCCTTATTGCCATCTTACAAAGTGCATCTATATGACGGTCTATTAAACTCTCTGGCAGTCCTGCATCAACTGCCATAGTCTGAACGGATTTAACCGCTACCTCTATCTTCATTTCTTTTTACCTAGAGGCTCATTCTTTTTTACTGTGTGGTCTGCATTACGTGAGAAGGATCGGTTTTGTGAAGGGGTTCTTAGTCTTAAGTTAGCCGCTCCATTACCTGCTTTAGTACCTTTGATATGGTCTATGTCCTTACCCGTTCTGTTTACACCCGCTTTGTCTGCCGCTCTCCTAGCACGTTGTCTTTCCATCCTAGCCTCATGTGCACCGGGACGGCTCTTCTCCAGCTCTATCTCACGAGCTACGTTCCTATCTGCTTTGTTTTTGTATGGCATTTTGTATGTCCCTTTGTTTTACTGCTTCGTTATGTATTATCTGTTCAATTTTCAAATCAAGTTCGATCCGCTTGTAATCCACCGAGTCAGTACGAACGTCGTAATATCTATGCGTTGCGTTACTTGTTCTACTTATCCCCATTGTATCTCCCGTTATGTATACACCGTGTAGCTTGGCACCACTGACGGCACAAGCCATTAGGCTTAGTATTAAAGATACCTGTTTCGTAAGCTACCTCACGCTGAGTGAGGACTTCTTTTAGCTTGTCAAATATCTCGAATCGTTTATCATACGTGTACTCAGCTTTTATTATCTCTTTCGACACTACAAACAGTAGCATCCCTTTAATAACTTTAAGGGCTGGGTATTTCAAGAACACCGCCGCAGCTAGTAGTGCAAGCTGCTTAGGGTCTGCATACTTGGCAGACTTACCTGTCTTATAGTCCACAATATACGCCTTACCTGCCGCCTCGTCTACAATAACTAAATCCGCAATTCCCCGCCAGTACCTATCCTCTGCCTCAAACTCGCACAGTGCGTACTCTCCATCTTCTAACTTAATACCCAGTTCAAGCTCACAGAACTTATCGCCATTGATATTATTTAATGTATCAAGGTAGCTCTTAATATAGTTGTACTTCTCAGGCAACGGGGTGCTTGATCCTATATAGTGTTCTGCCGCCGAATGGACATCCTTACCATACAGTGTGGCATCTGTATCAGTAAAAGGAACGTACTTTAAAACCTTATGGGCTTCGTATTGTTTTGGGCAAGTGATAAACTGGCTCAGTGAACTGTATGAGAAGCTAGGTGTTTTCATCGTTGGTGTTTAATTATGTTATCGCCCCAAAGCTCGGACTCTTTATAACACTCAGTGCATATCTTTAAGTTAAGCGAATAGTATTGTCGGAACCTTGAGCACTTATGTGGAGGACAGAACCATCTCTTAAATAGTTTTCTCATTTCTGTTGCACCTCTATTAGTTTAGCTATGTAATGAGCCGCCTTCCCTGCATCTTGAGAGTGCTCTTTCTTACCGTCTCTCATTGAGTATTTAATAATGTTCCCTTTAAGAAAACCTACAAACTCTTCATAAGTTAATATAGATTCCATTACTGTCCAAGGTTGTATTGACATATCTTTATAGTGATCCCCACCAACCTGCATGTTGTCTACACTACTCTTTGCTTTCCATAAGGGTTTCACAGTTGTCTCTTCGGTAATCATTTTATAATCCTCATATTGTTTAGGGTAGCACCAAAGGTTTATAGGGGGGAATATGAAGTCAGCCCATTTCATTTTTTAAAGTTTTTTCTTTTTCGTATAGCTCTACTACTTGTTCGTATTCTTCCTCCGTTAATATCATCCTAAGCACGTTTAGTCGTGTTTGCTCAGATAAAGTAACAAATTTTGGAAACGCTTTCATGTACACATTTTCTTCTCTACCCATCACCATCCACTCCTCTCTGCGCTTTCAGTACATTCTTTACTACACCACCGCCTACCATCTGTTATAGGGGCGTCACATTCCCAGCATTGCCCCGACTGATTAGGAAAGATGTCTAATTTAGCACCTTTTGCCATCTCTATCTGCTTGTCTAGTATAAGCTGGGCTTGGTCGTTGGCTTTATCTGCAATGTCAGCCATATCTTTCTCTTGCTTTAAAAGGGTTCTTTTTCTTACGGTTCTTGTTCGATTGTTTAAGTGCCATCTTATCCTGCATCTTTTAAGCTTCTACCATACCCACCTTCAGCCGCTAGTGGTATACCGGGCATCCATGAGGGAACCTTAGTCATCTCTTCTATTAAAAAGTCTAAGGCTTCCTGTGCCTCAGCTTCAGGAGCAAGGATATATAGAGCATCATGAATAGTAAGTACGATAGGATACCGCTTATTCACTCTAACCATTGCTTCTGACATAATGCATCGGGCTGTGCCCTGCACTAGATTGTTTGTTAATTTACCGCCGTATAGTCTATCATAGCCATTGCGTAGTTTGTACTTATATCCTTGCTCTCCTGTCTTCTCATCTATAACATTAGCAAGTTGTGGATACTGCATGTACATACCTGATGGGAACCTAATGCCTTTAGTACCCTCTACTACATACAAGTTCCCAGTGCCAAACGTGTACTCCCCGTTCTCTGCTATAGTTTTAATAGCAGTAGTACATAACTTCCATAGATTAGTAACGCCTGTGTAAGTGGCTCTGTATAGGTCAACGATCCGCTTAGACTCTACCTCGCCTAAGTCTACCCCCGAAAGAGTTTTTATTGCCAGCCTTAGCTTGGTAGCCCCCACCCCAAATATTAATGATAGCTGCGATTGCTTACCTATAAACCTTTGTTCTTTAGTAACCTCATCATAGGGAACATCAAAGGCTTTACTAGCAAACTCTTTATATAAATCCCCACCCTCACCTAATAACCTTAGTGCTTCTGTCTCACCAGCTACCCACATACCCACACGTAGTTCTATGTTTGATAAGTCAGCACCTACTATTAGATAGCCTTCAGGGGCTATGATCGCTTCTTTAATCATGCTTCCCCTAGGTAGGTTCTGGAAGTTCACCTTCTGCCCACCACCCGCAGACCATCTACCTGTAGCCGCACCATAGTAGTTAAGGGGGATAGGTAGCCTACCCATACGATTTGCAATGCCTATAAACCGCTCAGTGCGTGTCTCTTCTATAGTAGACTTAACTCCTAACCTAGCGGCAACCAATGCTTGTACTACTAAGTTAGGGTGTTCAAGTAAGTCCTTCAGCCCATCATCCGTCTTAGCAAACGCATAGGTCATCTTACCTGTCCTAAGAGATAACTTCATTGGCACATCTACCCCATAGTATTCTAACAACTTAGCGAACTTAGGGTTACTCATAATCTCAGACTTATCAGCAGATACTTGTTCTAGTATAAACTCCTTGGCTCTCTTCACTTCATACAAGTGGCTCTCCAGTATAGCCATATCTACCATCAACCTAGGCACAACACCCATCTTAATGGTCATATCTATTAGGCTTAACTCAGTGGCGTTGTAATGGGCTATAAGCTTTTGGAATAAGGCATAGGTTAACTCAGTATCATTAATACAATACTCTCCATACTTAGCTAACTCAGCCGCAGTAAAGTCTTTTAAGTGCTTACCCAATGCATCTACTACCTCAGTACCTTTCTCTCCTAGCTCATAATGTGTCGCTAGTTTAGCTAGGCTCCCCCCTACCGATATACCATGTATAGCTCTAGCCATAGATAGAGTGTCGATATATCTAGCAGGGTAAATGTTAAACGCAAGAGACAAGATGCTGGCATCAAAGAAACAGTTGTGTGCTATCAGGGTAATGTTCTTCCAATTAAATTGATTAAGCGTTTCAGCTATCTCTAATTGACTGCCTGTGTACCACGCCGTTGGTGTATCCCCTAACTTAATAGACAGTCCAATAACTTCAAACTCATCACCATTTATATACTCTTCTGTAGTAAGTTTAGATAGGCTATATGATTTGGAATAGAAGCTCTCAAAATCTATCGACATTAGTTGCATTATCTACCCCTCAAACATAACTCTTTCATTCCTCACCTCCCAGTCTCTCGTTCATAGCTTTCAAATCCCTATCTATTTTGTTTACCTTTATCAAAATAGGGACCATCCATATAAGAGCTACTATCTCTACTGCTAAAACTATTAGTGCAAGTGTCATTAACATACTCCTACATTTCCAAGGAAGTAATTAATTATTATTGTCATAATAACGCCAAAAAACAAAACAACCATATTAAACATAAATATTCCACCCATAAGCATGAGCCATTCTTTAATCATCGCCTTTCCCTTAATTCATTACATAAGTCTTCCCAGTTTGAAACTACATAACAAACAAGACCTACAACACCCATCACAACTATAAGTGTTATACAGCTAAGCAATACTAAAACCATTATCTCTATATAACTACACATCTCTTTACTCATCTTTAGCCCTCACTCTATAAAGTTTATCCCCGTACTCCAGTTTACCTAACCATAGTAACGGCATACCTTGTACAGAATGACTAACGTCAAATCCAACTGAGCTATCTGCTACATAGGCAAAAGGCTCTTGCTCACTCAAAGGCTCACGTTTTGGTGGTGCGGCATATAAAGGTCTTAAGTTAAATGGTTGCTTTATCTCACCTTTAAATGGTTTTTCACTCCCACAATATGCTTGTGTTGACTCAAGGTCATTCTCGTACCACTCATACATCCAAGCCACAGGCTCTACCATATCGGTAACATCAACGATATGCTCTGGTTGGGCGAGGAGTTCTTTTAGTTCGTAAATAAAATGGGCAGGTATCCTAGACTCACTATGGCTTGATATTCTTCTTAACAACTCTCTTTCCTCTTGCTCAGGTTTGTCGAGGAGTTCTTGTATGTCCCAATATAAGTCATAATGGGTTTCTTTTAGTCCGCGCAATACATCTCGTGCTCTTACTAATAACTCTCTTTCTTTACTCATCACTCACCTCCAATACCGTGTTGTTGCTCTGCCCATTTAACACCTTTTACAAAAGCTTCTCTTGTAACATTTAACATTGATTGATTACCTACGCTGATTTGCTGTGGTGTTAAAGGATTACGAGTTGGTGGTGCGGTGTAGAGTGGTCGAAGATTTCTCATACAATATTCTTCTTCTACAATAGGTGGATATTTTCCGTTCTTTACAGATGTCCATTCTTTGCCACCAATTTCTTCCCACTCGTACATCCAAGCCACAGGCTCTTGCTCTTGCTCAGGTTGGGCGAAGAGTTCTTTTATCTCATTGCATAATGATAGAACTATCTTCCCCTCATACGCATCATCAATTAATTGTAATGCACGTTCCAACAACTCTCTTTCTTTACTCATCGTCACCTCCAATACCGTGTGCTTTTTCTATTGCTCTTGCAAAGTTACGAACCATAAAAGTTTTACCAGAATGTTTATCACCCCACAAAATAGCAATTTCCTCATCACTCAAAGGCTCACGTTGTGAAGCTTTTTTACCTTGCTCATATCCCAGCCGATGCCATCGCGCAATCCTATCCTCAACAGCCTCTTGCTCAGGTTGGGCGAGGAGTTCTTTTATTTCATCAACAAGCTCGCCTTCCCACATATAATCTACAATTTTTCTAAGTATCTCTCTTTCTTTACTCATCACTCACCTCCAATGCCGTGTGCTTTTTCTATTGCTCTTCCGATTTCAACAAAAGGTATTTCCCCTCTAACTCCCTCCTTCCAGATAGCCCTCATTTCTTCATCACTCAAAGGTTCACGTTTTGGTGAACTTAAATATTTACCATCGTTAAATCCTTGATTGTACCCTTCTCGTAAAGCTTCTCGTAAATCATGGTTTTGTGGAACTGTGTAGAGTGGTATAAAATTTCTAGCTAAAAAATTAGCTTCAACATTAGGCTTATCTTTTCCCATATTTACATACTTACAGGTAGGTTGCCCTGTAGTCGTTGTATCCCATTCATACATCCAAGCCACAGGCTCTTGCTCAGGTTGGGTGAGTAGTACATCATTAGCTTCTTTAAATAACGGGTTAAGGTTTGCACCTACATCAATCATAAAATCTAAACACCTTTTCAACAGCTCTCTTTCTTCACTCATCATCTACTCCAATACCGTGTGCTTTTTCAGCCCACTTAACACCCTTTACAAAAGCCTCTCTTGTAACATTAAACATTGATTGATTACCCACGCTTATTTGCTGTGGTGTTAAAGGATTACGAGTTGGCGGTGCTAGGTACAAAGGAACATCAGTATTTTTAAGGCTTTCAGTATCGTTTGTTAAAAATCTTAATGCGTATCCTGTAGACTCTTGCAAGCTCTTTAGACTCCCATCATCAATCCAAGCCACAGGCTCTTGCTCAGGTTGTTCCAATAGTTCTTCAGCTTCACAACTTAGCTCGTAATCTAACCATCTAGTTGCTAAAATCTTTTTCAGTAACTCTCTTTCTTTACTCATCACACACCCCACTCTATAAAGAAATCACAGTTAGTATCATCACCATTCAGTTCAATACTTGCATCCATAAACCATTTGTATGGGTCAGTACCATCTATCTCAATAGTTAAATACCGTTGGCATACGTTCTTCTTATCGCACATCGATCCTACACACCTAGATGTGTCATTGTTTAAAGGTCTGCTCATTTGATGTAGTTTCATTTCGCTCTCCAGTACATGCTATGTATTGCCTTAGTACACCTACGTATAGGTGGTATAACCTCAAATGTATATTTAGAATCATCTTTAAACTTACCGTCTCTCTTGGCTTCTAAGAACCATGCTATACGGCACCTCGGATTTATAACCCTCATCACCTTCTCCTACTTAAAGTCACCACCGCATAGATAGGGAACAATAGAATGTTCACCGTTACCATCACCAGTACAAAGAACCAAATTAATATCAGCTCGAACACCTTCATTACTTGTACCCCATACCTGATATAAAGTTTGTTAACTTATCTACGTTCTCTGCATTGATGCACACACCTACCCCACCGCTTGCTTTAATCCTAGTCAGCTCACGTTCTTGTAGAGCTGTAGGTTGTAGGTTAGCCGCCTTACATTCAATGGCTAAGAACTCGCCACGAACACAGCATATTATATCTGGTATTGCTGATCTGCCATACCCATTAGCCGCTGGAAAGAAGTACCATACACCTGCATCTTCCAGTATCTTCTTAACCATAGCCTTTACTTCACCCTCTTTAGTTCTCATCTACCTGCTCCCCATCTATCTCGTAATGATCCCCCACACGTGGTGGGTTCTCACCTGTTATCTTAAGCCAGTAGTCTAATAGAGCTACACCCTCTAACCACCCTGCTGGGGGGTTCTTTGTCTCTTGTTTCACACTACTTAGCGTACCTATAGCTGTGTCAGTCTGCCTAGCAATCTCTGACAAGCCACACCCTTTTGCATACAGCACTTTTATCATTAGTGCAAAGTCTAAGTCCCTAACCATATACTTTACCTATACCTCTACGTTCTTTATCACAATGGGCTGTTACTTTCTTGTTCTTCCGCCTTAAAAGAATTGTCATGAGAGCATTGCCTGTTATTGTAAAACCTTTCTTCCTCTTCTTGCCTCGTGCATCTATATTATAAAACGCTAAGAGTTCTTTTACATACGGCACCCATTCATCAATAACCTTTTTCTCGTAAATGACAGTACCATCTAAGCGTATATACATGTGAGGAGGCATCTTGTATGTCAACGTATCTCTAACCCTAATCAGTTGGGTACTAGTCACACCAATAAGTTTTGCTATATCTTTGAACGCATAAGCTTGTGCGTTGGCGTAGGGTACAGGTTTCGAGGGGGGTAGGGTTAAAGCGTACTTTTGTTTACTTAGTGCTAATTCTTTTTTAGCTTCTGCTCGCCTTACTTTCTGAGCCTCAGATATTTTCTTTCTGTTCTCACGATACGAAATTTTACTTATCCTATTAGCCTCAACCTTGTTAGCGGCATACCATTTGTTAGAGACAATAGCCATCTGTGCCTTTCTCTCCTCTGTTAAAGTCTTCCTTACTTCTCTAGCCTTAGCATTGCGTTGTTCTTTTTTTCTTGCTATCTCTTCCTCACTCATGATATATTTTGTTTTCATTGTGTTACTCCTCGTTGTGCTGTTTTGCGCTCATAAGGGGTTACAGTTCATATGTAACCCCACTTTTTTTATCACACCCCTTTAATTGCATCTATCAGTGCAGATAGTATTACCCCTACTATCACTACTACACCTAACACAAACCACATAATATCTTTCATATACCCTCACATTTGTTGTACTATGTACACATCTTCATCTAACTTCATACCTACATCAGGCACAATATCACCTATCGCACATAGTTTAAGTAACGCTACCCTCTCTGGTACAGGAGGGTCAAGCTCAGACACATCACTAAACTTAACCACATCCCCCTGCTTCTGCACCACGTTATCCATAGAGGTAGCTATCTTAGACTTCAAGTCTACCCTTATTGTCATTAGTCCACCCTTATCACAGAACCAAATGGAGGTACTGTATGTTTGTTATTGACCATCACCCATATAACAGGGCACGATGGGGTTAGTTGTGGGTACTCCACATAGCCGTCAGTAATTAAGATGATGCACTGAGGCTCTAGCTTGTGCTTAACTACGTAGTCAAACACACATACACTACTTGAACCACCACCACCTTTAGGCTTAGTAGACGATACAAGTCCAGCATAATTATCTTCACGATATTGCTCGTGAGCGGCAACTGCTGTATCCCAGTACAACAGATCAATCTTTTCGGGAGTTGTATTATCACATATAGAAACTAACTCTGACAATGCTTTTGTTATATCCTCCCCTGATATACTACCTGACGTATCTATAGCTACACATATACTACCGATGCTCTCACTGATCTGACTAGGTAAGTACATGTTATGTTGCAACCATCTTCTGTTAGGCTTAGCCCATGTGCTATCCCCCTTACCAACACAGACACTAGACACGAACTCACGTAACTGCTCAGCCCAGTCAACCTTAGACTGCATCATTGCATCAAAGCTACGATCTACCTCACCACCCTGCTTACCTGCTAGTAGAGCACCAGTACGTACTGCCGCTGATATGTCCTTAGCTAACTGCTCTTTCTCTAGCTCACCTAACGCCTTAGCTTCCTCCCACTCATGCCCATCCATCGGCTCACCCTTACCGTCCTTACCACTCGCCTTGTCCTCCTTCAACCTAGCGAACACCTCGCCGCTATCTAAGCCTCTATACTCCTCATCACACAGCCCACCCTCTGGCATCACAAGGAAGTCGCCCCACTTGTTAAGGTCTTTGATTTCTAGGTTAATCACATAGTCACATGCTTGGTTAGCTAACTGTGCATCTTCTTCATACAACTTACGCCATACGAATAGGTGCTGATACAGCTTGTGCTTGGTCTCATGCAATACTAGAAACCTTAGCTCCCCATCAGTAAGACTCTCAACGAAAGCCCTACCGTAAGTAACATCACGACCATTGGTAGACGCAGTAGGACAATCATCTCTTACCTCTGTACTGCCCACCATCAGTAGCCCTGAGTACGCTAGGGTACGCTTATCTTGCATCAATGAAATATGGGCTTTTGTTATTCTATCTTCTACACTTAGTGCTGTCATTGTATCCCCCTCAACTAAACAAGTAGCCGTTCTCTACAGCGTACTCAGTGAACTTCCTATTAGTAACTGCTACGCTACGCTTAGGGCTATTGGCACTCATCACACTCAT